TTAGCCTCCACGCGCTTCAAAGTTCTCGACCAGCTTAGAACGCCATCCAGCCGGCGGCGGCCATGCGATGCCCCATTGTGCAAGCGTCGTTGCCTTCCAACCCCCTTTCGGCGTCATGGCGGCAATAATTTCGGCTTCGCTTGCCGCACCCTTGATTTTATCTACATCGTTCACCGGCCGCAGCTTGCGCGTCTTCGACTGCTTCGGCTTCTCAGCTAAGATCGCCTCGAATGCCGCCAGCAGCTGCCGACCAGTCATCGTGTCGAAATTCACGGTGCCGATCTTGGCGAGCTTCGCATCCGAAAACGCATCCGACAGAATCGATGCCGCCCAGTAGTCGTGCATGCCAGGATCATCGAAGCGGACGCGCATCGCCTTAAGATACGCGAAGCATCTGGGAAATTGATCGATCGTCCGCGTTACCACACGCCACGGTTGCCGCTCCTCGCGTAGAGTTACCTTCTGAGAGGTAGGCATTCGACGGCTGGCTGTCGCCCGTCTTTTCCGATTTCTCTTAGGTTTCAAGGCTGAACTCCGGTTTCGCAAGCGGTTCAGATTTCAGGAAACGGCGCAGAAATCCCTTGGGGACCGGGCAACGAAGCCGACCCAAGGGCTCTCCACGCATTTCGCAACTCGGACGAGTTTCGAGGTATCCGTGCATCCCCGCCTGCCCATATGTCGGGCAGTGCCACCTGCGGTTCATGGTCGGTTTCTATTGGCTGGTGAACCTCACGCGCCGGGGCCGATCTCCCGTTGTCGTTGCGCGCCCTTCTCACCTGATTGCCGGTGAGCCGCTTGTGACCCCTTGCCTTCGACTGACACCATGGACGGCAAACCGTCACCCCCTACTGCACGAACGTCGCAGCTTTCGCCGCTCTGCCGTGAGGCCGTCCCTTCCGGGATAGGCATTCCATGGTGCGCCGGGTACGCAAAACCTGTCCCGGCACGCATAGACATAATCGTACGATTTTCACGATGCAATCAAAATCGTACAAAACGTACTTGATTAGTAATCGTACATTTGGTACGACGCTTTCATCGCCACCACGAAGAAGCCCCGGCCGATCTGGTTGCGACCTGAACAGAACCACAGCGGGCACGGAGGTCGAAATGTGAACCACCGCCCGGATCAACCGGCGGCGTTCCGGGCCGAGAGCAGACGCCGCCGATCAATTGGAGGGAAGGCCATGCGTACCAGTATCGCCCCGCTGCTGACCGACAGCGATCATTGGATCTTCGCCGGCGAGCATATCGACGCCCTTGTCGCCTACTCGCGCCGTGAAGCCGATGGCATCGCCAAGGACCTGAACAGCGACCTGACCGATTATTCGGTGGTCCGGTTCAACGCCGTTGACGGCACATGCAAGGATGTGACCGACGAGTTCATCGCCGAAGAGGTCGAGGAAGAGCCGGAATATCCGGAGTTCGACCGTGCCTGCTCGCGTGGCGACAGGCTCCATCAGATGGCGCGGGAGGTGTTCTGATGCCTCGGTTCCGCACCACCCTTTCCATTGCCGTTTTGGACGGCAACGAGACTGAGTTCGATCTGGTCATTGATTACGAGCTCATTCGCGGCACGCCAGAGACCGGCGCCGGCTATCTCGCCGATCCCGCGGCCTATGACACCGGCTCACCCGACGATGTGTCGTTCAAGACAATCTACCTCATGCGCAACGGCATCGCGCATGTCGTGCCGAGCCTCATTCAGAACCTGATCTGTGACGACGAGGCGCTGAAAGCCTCGCTGATCGCCGAAGCGAAGGAGGCCGCGTGATGTCGGACCGTCTCTCCAAAATGGACAGCCACCTTTGTGCGGCCATCCGTTCGATCACCGACCTCGCACGGATGCTGGAAGCCGTCCGGTATCAGTCCGGACTTGGCAAGAGCCAGTGGGAGCGCGTCGAGCGCGCACGGAACGTCGCGGCGGAAGCCGACCAGTTCCTTGCCTCGCTCGCAGTCGAAAGCCGCCAGATCAAGAAGGAAGCCGTGTAGCCATGGACACCAAGACCATCGACACCATCAAGGCGCTGCGGTCGGAGGCAAATAGCTTCGCCGGTTTCCACGCGCTCTATGCCGAGAAATACGCGTCGGACAGCCGTTGCGACAAGAAGGGTTACGGCTTCGGCACGGATAGCCGGTTCGCCGCCTTCGAGATCAGGACCAGCTTCGGCAGCCATGCCGGCTATTACGGCAACTCGTCGTGCAGCCAGATCATGACCGTCTACCATACAGAGATGGTGCGGCCCTTCATCATCAAGGCGCTGAACGTCTACCAGAAGGAAATCTTCGCAACGGCGGCGCGCCTTATGCGCGAGGAAGCCGCTCGTCTGACCGACAAGGCCACTGCCGAAGTCGAGGCCATCCAGAAGATGCTTGATGATGCGAAATCCGTCATTAGCGACGAGCCTGCTTCTGTCGAGGAGGCTGCCTGATGTTCCTCTCAACAGAACAGACCCGCGTCGCCATGTTCGGCCTCGATGATAAGCTGTCGTGGCGTCCGGTTGAACGGCCAGTCGGCCCGCAGCCGCTCCCCGCATGGGTGAAGGGCGCCAAGGTCAACTGGCATGAGGGTTACACCAACTCGCCTTCCATCCGACTGACCGTTGACGGCGACGTCCGCGACTGGCCCGACAAGCGCTTCCGCCAGGAAGGCAGGCACTACCGGGCCTATCACGAAGACGGCCGGTTGGAGCAGTACGCGCACGGCGGTGCAATCTCCATGGTCGAGCTTGGCCGTTTTCAATCCGCGGATGGAACGCTTCGGCAATGTCGTCGGTCCGGGCCCGAATGGGCTGAGACTGGCGAGAAGGCCCTAGGCCAAATGTGGCATGGCGGCGGTTTCGTGGACTACGGCTATGAACCCGGCGAGTGGGTCAAGGTCATGATGCGCGCCACCACGGCCCAAGCAGGGTTCGGCGGGGCCGAAATCCCTCTCCTGATGGAAGACGGGTCCGATCTTGTCCTTCGCGGTCCTTGGCACGTTGGCGCTCCGGCTGGATATGCCGAAGTCTCTTACCAGATGCGTGGCGAACGCTGGGGCGCGCGGGCGGGCCTATACATCACGCTCGACCTTTTCACCCGCATCATGGCGCGCTTCCAGGCTCACCTTGAGCTGGTTGAAGTCACTTACGGCGGCTGCACCACCATCGAGCCGATGAAGCCCGAATGGTCCGAGCCAAAGCGCATCATCTACGAGCGCGAATGGCTAGCCCGGAAGGCTGCCCGCGAGGCTGCTAAGTCGGAGGCCGCCTGACATGCGCGCCCTCCTCCGCACTCCTTCACCTGACGAGCCGGCCACGTTCGCCGGCACGGTTCAAGACATTCTCGCTGGCATTTCGATCACGGTCTTTCTGATCGGCGCCAGCCTTTGGATTGGGATTTTTGCATGAGCAAGATCAATGATGGCGGGCTGGCGTTCCCAGCAACAAGGTACGAGCAAGTCGGAACGCTGGCGGATCACGGCTACGGCGATGACACCCCGACCTACGGAAACGTCAACCACCCCGGCATGACGCTCCGCGACTGGTTCGCAGGACAGGCGTTGGCAGGCCTTTGTGCCACTGTGGTTGGCAACGTTGCCGAAGCGAAGTTGGTTGCGCCTGCGGCATATAAATTCGCCGACGCCATGCTAGCCGCACGCGAGAAAGGCGGTGCGTCATGAGCGCGTGCCCAGAGCAAGCCTACATCGCCAGCGCGGCGGCTGATCTGGGCGACAAGCTCGCCTGTCGCCTCCGCGTTCTCGAAACCCTTGAAACCATCATGCAGTTCGACAGCGACGCCGCGCTCCGTGCGCAGGTCCGCCGCCGCTACTGCGATCTCACCAGTGACGAAAGGAGTACGGCATGAACGCTGAACCCGAAATCATGACCGATGACGTCGATATGTTCGAACAAGTCGGTAAGCCCGCAAACCAGGTTCTCGCGAATGTCGAACAATCCATGGCCGCCCGCAGGCAGCAGGATAATGCGCCGGCTGTGACGCCTATGGCGATGATTGATCGCGCACTCGCCTCCAATGCATCCCCGGAGACGCTGGAAAAGCTTCTGGCCCTTCAAGAGCGCTGGGAGGCCGGTCAGGCGCGGAAGGCCTTTGACGAGGCCATGGCTGCCGCCAAGGCGGAAATTCCGACGATCCGGAAGAACAAGCTGGTCGACTTCACGTCGCAGAAAGGCCGGACGCACTACAAGCATGAGGATCTGGCCGAGATTGCCAGGACGGTAAACCCGATACTGAGCAGACACGGCCTGTCCTATCGCTTCCGTACGTCTTCGGCGATCAATGAGCCCGTCAGTGTGACGTGCATCGTGTCGCACCGTCTCGGCTACTTCGAGGAAAATACCCTCGTAGGACCGCCTGACACCAGCGGCAACAAGAACAGCCTGCAACAGGTCGGATCGACGCTGACCTATCTCCAGCGCATGACCCTCAAGGCGGCACTCGGTCTTGCTGCGGCCGATGATGACGATGCCCGCGCCGCCGGCCAGTCTTTCGAGGATTGCCCGATCACCGAGGAACAAGCAGCGACGATCCGCGCCCTGTGTGCCGAAACTGAAACCGACATTCCGAAGTTCTGCGAACTGATGAATGTTGAAGCGATCCCCGAAGTTTCGGCATCGCAATACCAGCGCGTCATTGCTTCGCTTGAGGCCAAGAAGCGGAGGCTCGCATCGTGATCGAACAGCGCAGTCCTGAATGGTTCGCCGCCCGCTGCGGCCTCGTTACGGCATCAAAGGTCGCGGACGTGATCGCCCGCACCAAGACTGGGTGGGGCGCATCCCGCGCCAACTACATGGCCCAGCTTGCCGCCGAGCGTCTGACTGGTGTGGTCGCCGAAAGCTTCACCAACTCGGCCATGCAATGGGGAACCGATATGGAGCCACAAGCGCGCTCCACGTACGAGTTCTTCACCAACTCCAGCGTCGAGGAAGCCAGTTTCGTCGTTCATCCCTCGATCGCTGAAACCGGGGCCAGCCCGGACGGCTATATCGGCGCCGATGGCCTGATCGAGATCAAATGCCCGAACACGGCAACGCACATCGAGACGCTGCTGTCGGGCACCGTCGCCGGCAAGTACGTGACACAGATCCAGTGGCAGCTTGCCTGTACCGGCCGGGCATGGTGCGACTTCGTATCGTTCGATCCGCGTATGCCGGCCACGATGAACCTGTTCATCAAGCGGGTGCAGCGCGACGACGCGATGGTCGCCAGCCTCGAAAAGGACGTATCCGAGTTCCTGGCCGAGCTTCGCGATACCGTTTCCCAGCTCCGCGCCAAGTACGAAGCGGAGGCCGCATAGATGTCCCGCGCTGTTATCGTCGTCAACGGGAACTATGACCGGGACCGGGCCTCACATTGGGCTAAGAGCGCCCCGTCTGGATGCATTATCGAGTTTCGGCAGTCCAAGCGCACAGTGGACCAGAACTCCCGTCTATGGGCCTGCCTGACGGAAATAGCCCGCAAGGTCGAGTGGCACGGCATGAAACTGCCTGCCGACGACTGGAAGGACATTTTCACCGCCGCGCTGCGCAAGCATCGATTCGTGCCGGGCCTTGAGGAAAACACCGTCGTTCCGCTCGGAATGCGCACGTCCGACATGACGAAGCAGGAATTCAGCGATCTGCTCGAACTCATCAACGCTTTCGCCGCCGAGCGCGGCATCGAATTTCAGGATCATCAATTGTCGGCCCCCTCCACCGACGACGGCAGCGGGACAGCCACCATGTCCAGCGTAGGCGATCCCGCTGCCGATAGTTCGCCTGCTGATGAAGCGGGCACCAAGGAAGAAGGCCATAACCTCGGTCAGGTAACCACGGAACAGGCCGCGCCTTCCTCCGACCTATCCGACGAACAGAAGAAAAAACTGTTCCTGCTCGAGGAATGCGCGACCTCCATGTTCGACGCGGCAACCCACGAAGCTGCTTCCGAGCGTGCCGACCGTCTGGCCAAGGTCCGAATGGCATGGATGTCCGAACTACCGGATGACAAGGAATTCGTCCAGAACGCCTACAAAGCATGCGCCCGCCTGATTGAAAACCCAGCCGGCCGTAATCAGGCCATGCCTTTCCTCAAGGATCAGGCTCGGAAATGGATGGGGGTGGCGTGATGAGCGTTTCCGCCTATCCCCTTCAGTGGCCCGCCAGCCGGCCGCGCAAGGCACCGGCCGAGCGCCGCGATGGTCGTTTTAGCATCAAGCGTCACAACGGCCGCTGGATGGAAACCAAGGCACTCTCGGTTGCCGAAGCGCTTGGTCGCCTACAGGATGAACTCGACCGCATTGGCGCCCGATATCCCGTCGTCAGCACAAATCTGGTAACGCGGCTTGATGGGCTACCCCGATCAGGTCAGGCGGAGCCAAACGATCCGGGTGTTGCGCTCTATTTCGACCTTTCCGGCAAGCCGCACTGCATGCCTTGCGACACCTATACCAAGGTAGCCCAGAACATTGCGGCCATAGCCGCCTATATCGAGGCTACACGCGCGATCGAGCGGCATGGTGTGTCATCGGTAGCAGAGATGTTTGCAGGCTTCACGGCACTTCCTGCACCGAATGCACGACGCGCTTGGCGCGATGTGCTTGGCTTCCAAGGCGTCCAGTTGCCGACCAAAGCCGAGATCGATGCTGCCTGGCGCGACAAGGCCAAGAAAGCCCATCCCGACGCCGGCGGCAGTGACGCGCTGATGGCAGAGGTCAATCAGGCCCGCGCTGACGCGATCAAGGAAATCGGTTGATGGCTCGCCCCCGCCCCGAATGGATCGCCAAACACGATGGCATGAATATCCCGCCACGTGTGCGCCAGCGCGTCTATGACCGTGATGGCGGCGTCTGCCATATCTGCAAACTGCCGATCAAGACCGGCGAAACGTGGCAAGCCGATCACGTCACCGCCTTGATCAACGGCGGCGAGCACCGAGAGACGAACCTGGCTCCTGCTCATTCTCATTGCCACGTCGGCAAAACTGCTCAGGACGTGAAGGAAAAGGCAAAGGTCGCCAAGGTCCGCGGCAAGCACACCGGTGCGATCCGCCCCAAGCAGGCAATCAAGTCTGCACCGTTTCCGAAGGCCGACAAATCTCCTCGCATCGACAAGAGCGCCTTGCCGCCTCTGTCGCGCCCGCAGCTTTACAGGAGCGTATCACGATGACCCTCGACCCGAAGGCGCTGGAAGCGGCCACAAAAGCTCTTCAGCAGAAATATCGAGAATTTTGGAGCGGCAGTTGGCCGGACCCTGAAGATGCGCGTGAGTTGTTTCGCGCTGGTTATGATGCATACCTCTCCGCCTCCCTCCCCGCCGATGTGGCTGGCTGGTTGACCGCCTGCGTGGTATCTATCGCATCACGATCACTACGCCTCCGATCCAGCACGAAGCCGCCGCGCTTATCAGCGCCCTCTCTGCCGATAATGCGAGGCTGAGGGAGGCGCTGGAGCCGTTTGCGCTCGTTGCGGAAATGGACATTGGGAGTGATGAGGCTGACGCAGACCTCTTCCGCCCCATGAGCGCCCACAACCGAGCCCCGCTCCTTACCGTTGGCGATCTCCGCGACGCCGCCCGCTCCGTAGCTAAGGAGGCTGGCAATGGTCAGTGATGAGATGGTGGATAGCACTGCACAGGCCATCACCAAATGGCTCGGCTACGCGTGGGACGGATTGCCAGAAGGGAGCATCATCGAGCGTGGCTTCCCGGTTTTCACACACGGTCAGTTCGGGTGGAAGTTTCAGGCCCACAAGGACGACATGCGCAATTTCGCGCGTGAGTTAATCGAAGCCGCCCTCCGCGCTGCTGGCGAGCCGGTGGCGTGGCAGATGCGGCGGCGCCGCACCGATATTACTGATGCGCAGTGGAGTGATTGGGAGATCCGCGAAAGAGAACCGAGTGACCGGAGCAACTATGCCGAGTTCGAGGTTCGCCCCCTCTACACCCACCCCGCCCCCTCCGATCTGGAGCGCGAGCTAGACGAGGCGCGGGCCGAGCGGGACGAGTGGAAAAACGCCACCCAGAAATACGAACTGACCGTCAACCGCCTGCTAGCCGAGCGCGCCGCCCTTGCCGCCGACAAGGCGCGGCTGGTGGAGGCGTTGGAGCCGTTTGCGTCAGCGGTAGCAAAAACCGATGCAAAGGCCGACAGAGTAGGCTTCGCGCCGTCCTTTGACGATTACGTTGCGGAGTGGAGCTTCAGTTTCGGCCAACTCCGCCGTGCCCGCGCCGCCCTCGGCACGTTCATCCCCGCCCCGGCCTCCGCCGGCAGCCAGCCCGTCAAGCTCATCTACACGAATTGGCGCGGCGAGACGGCGGAGCGGACGATTACGCCCCTGCGCGTCTTTTTCGGCTCGACAGAGTGGCATCCAGAGCCGCAATGGCTTCTGCGCGCCTTCGACCACGACAAGCAGGCCGAGCGCGATTTCGCGTTGAAGGACTTCGGCAATCCCGCCTCCGCCGACCCAGCAGAGGCAAGGCGGGAGGCGCTGGAGGAAGCGGCGAAGATCGCGGATAGCTTCGCAAAAAATAACCGAGGCGGTCGATCTCCAGAGGCGTTCGCCGCGTACACTGTATCGACCGAGATAGCCCGCTACGTCCGCGCCCTCGCGAATCCGGCAAGGCGGGAGGGCGATACCTGGGGCCAGTGGGAGCGCGCCCAGCAGGAGAAGGAGCGCGGGAGGTGACGATCCATTACCACGGCCTTCCGCTGACACCTGAAATCATGCTGCTGGACCTAGCCGGTCGGCATGTCTGTATTTCGTTCGCGACGAAACGAGATGCTCAGGTGCAGACGAGCTTGCGCCTGATGCAGTCGATCATGTTCGACAATGGGGCTTTCACAATCCATCAGCAGGGCGGCGAGCTTGATGTGGCGGCCTACTACGATTGGCTCAAGCCAATGTTACGACATCCGCACTGGGCAGTCGTACCAGACCACATCGGCGGCGATGAGAACGCACAGCGCGTTATGGTCGAAACTTGGCCGTTTCCTAAGGCGTTCGGAGCGCCCGTATGGCATCTTGGCCTTTCGCTTGACTATCTGATTGAACTTGCAAGCGAATGGCCGCGCATCTGCTTTGGCTCCAGCGAGGATTACTGGAAGGTTGGCTCGCCATCGTGGCGCGGTCGAATGCACGATGCTTTCGCGGCCTTGGAGGCCGCAGGCCAGTACCCGCACATTCACGGCCTGCGCATGATGAACGAGGCCGGTAAATGGCCTCTCGCTTCGGTCGATAGCGTCAACGTCTCTCGAAACTACAAAGACCGCGAAGACATGCCGGGCCGAATGGCCGACAGGCTGGATCGCGTCAATGCACCGCTCAACTTCCAGATCGAAAGGAGGCTGTTCGATGCAGCCTAAGACCGCAATCCTCCTTGCCGCCTTCGCGGCCACGATCCCAGCGGCCAACTGGCTGATCGGGAATGTCGGGACCGAGTGCATCCCGAACGGCCCCTGCCTGCTACCGGTCGGCTTTGGCCTGATGGCGCCGTCAGGCGTCCTGATGGTCGGGGCCACACTTGTCCTGCGCGACATGGTGCAGGAGGCTTCCGGCCTCAAGGCATCCATCGCGGCCATAGCGCTCGGAGGGGCCATTGCGTGGCTGGTCGCGCCGCCGATGCTCGTTCTGGCCTCGGTAGCCGCGTTCCTGCTTTCCGAGTTCGCTGATCTGGCCGTCTACACGCCATTGCGCAAGAAACGACTTGGCCTTGCTGTCCTGGCCAGTGGTCTTGCCGGATCGCTGGTTGATAGCGCCGTCTTCCTCTGGCTGGCGTTCGGGTCGCTCGACTTCATCGCCGGCCAGACGCTCGGCAAGTTCTGGATGAGCGTCGCAGCCGTGCCGGTGATGCTCAAGATCCGTTCCCTCGCCCTCATCTCCAAGGAGCAGCCATGACCGCCAGAGACATGATAGCGCGAGCCCTCGCGCAATGGGGTGTTGGCAAAGACGCCGCCCCTCGTACGGCGCAACACGCCACGGACGGCCGCGCAGCACTGGAGTCCGACGATGCTACCTGAACGCATTATAGCGGCAGCAATCCGCCAGTACGGGTTGACAATCAGCCTGCCGCCTCCTGCCAGACATGGGGATCTGTTGACTCCGTTAAACATCGAGACGGGCGTGATTGTTCAGCCCGGGGATCAAGGATTTCTGACTAGCACCGGTCGATATGTCGGGCGCCTAGAGGCAGCACGGATAGCCGTAGACGCTGGCCAAGTCGCCGCGCCCAACTGGCCACCAGACCTTTATTCGGAGGATTTATGGTGACGATGCTACCTGATCAGCACATCATCCGCCCCGGCAGCATCGCGAAATGCCTCACGGACTTCATTCAAGGTGGCACGGTCTTCTTCCCATGCAACGCAGGCCGAAACCGCGTCCTTGTAGAGCTGGCTCTTCTTATCCAGCCATCTGGCGTCAAGCAGGGCCTCGCCAGCCTCGACAACGGACGTGACGTTTCGCATCTGTCCTACGGTCAGCATGATCGTCACAGGCTCGAAGCGGTCTTGCATCGCCGTCAATGCGGACGGCTGGCGGAAGTTCCGGGAGGTCGTCGTGAGTAATGCTGGCGACTCCATCGAGCATCGCGAACATTCGACCAGAGTGAGGGCCAGCGAAAGGGCAATCACGGCCGCACTCAAGGCTATGCGGCAGGCCGGCATTTCTGTGAAGAAGCTATGCGTAACCGGTGCACAAGTGGAAATCCATGCAGGATCCGTTGAGGCGGAAGAACCAGTTGAAAATTATGGTCGCCTGAAACCATGGTGACCGCGCCGATGAAAGTTGATTTTCCGGGCTTACTGATCGAACCGCTGCCCTCAGGCCAGACACGATATCGCGTGCGGCCCCGCGGTGATCGCAAGAAGCGCATCCGCATCTTCTGCGCCCCAGGCGACGAGGATTTCCAGCGCCAATATCTCGCGGCCCGCGCCGGTGAACAGCCAGAACCACTGAAGGTCGCTTCCGAGTACGCCGTGCCGAGATCGATCGGCTGGCTGGTGAACGCCTATTTCGAGCATCTGGAGAAGCGGGTTAAAGCCAAAACATCCAGCCCGAAGACTTTGAAGAAGAAGAGAAACCTTCTCAATCGCCTTCTCACCGATCCCGATCGTGTGATGCTTATCCCTCAGGAAAAGCTGATCGAGATGAAGGACGACATGGCGGCGACACCGGCCCAGGCCGACGCGTTCATCGAAGCCGTGGCGGTCATGTACGACTGGGCAATAAAGCGGAAGCATGTCCGCTCCAACCCGGCCCGTGGGATCGAAAAAGTCTATGAAAAGGGAGAAGGTGCAACGCCTTGGCGGGCAGCCGACGTCAAGCAGTTCTTCGCGCGACACAGGAAGGGCACAAAGGCGCATGTCGCCATGTCCGTACTGCTTTGGACCGGATGCCGTATCGAGGACACGATTATCCTTGGCCGCAGCCACGAATGCACAATCGACGGTATCCAAGCGCTACGATGGCAACCATTGAAAAAGGGATCGTCGGAAGTGTCGGTGCCGCTCCTGCCCCCCTTGCTCGACGCCACGCGCGCACCAAAGGTTCAAGGCGCCACCTACGTCCTTGGGCGCGGCGGAAAACCTTACGCCAGCGGCGACAGCGCATCGGCGATGTTCAAGAGATGGTGCGTGGAAGCTGGCCTACCGAATCTCTCGGCACATGGCGTTCGAAAGGGCTTGGGCGAACTGCTGGCCGAACTGGGCTGCAGCCAGTACGAGATCATGGCGATTCACGGACATTCCGAAGCCAAGACGAGTGAAGTTTACACGCGCCGCGTCGAGCGGTGGAAGCTGGCGTTGAAGGCTATGAAACGGGTGAATGTGTCCCATGCATGGTTCTGA